GCTGCGGTCTCGGCTGCTTCCTGCGCAGCTTCCGCAGCGGTCTTCGCCGCACTCGCCTGTTCGGAAAAATACTTGGCATTGTTGTGATACGCCGGATCGGTGGACGGAACATCCGTACCGCCACGCTTGCCAACGGCCCAAGACTCAGCCTCGTAATCGTAGCCAAGGATGATGTTCTTCATCTCCATGACTTCTTTCAGCCACGGAATCTGAACGGTGGAGGAATTGTTCCCTTCCCCGGCGAGAGACAGATGAACGATGGTCGCAACCACGGCGCTCATACCAAGCTGCCGAATGACTTGCTCCTCATCCTCCACGCCAAACCACACCTGAAGCAGACCGGTTCCTTCCTTGGTTCCAAGGTCTTCATCAGAAACGCTCCAAGTGAGGATGTTATCCTCAAAAGTGATCTCCACTGGGTACGGCTCAGATTCACCGGGCCGGATGTGCATCAGGATCGGCTGCCCGTCCGGGACCTTCGCCACCCATGCGCTCATATCAATCTCGATTGTGCGGAAGTCCTGTTCCCCCGTATAACCGATGTCAATGTTCTGAGGGAGCCTTTCAATCTCGTACATGCCTCATCACTCCTTGTATACTTTTACTTCGCAGTTCTTCCAACCGGAACCGCTGCTGCCGGAATAGGATGCCGTCAGCTCAATGCTGCCGACATTGATTTTGTATGCCGCAGTATAACCGCCGGAAGCGGCTATGCTGATCGCAAGCTGGCTCATATCGGCAATCCATGTTCCGCTTGTTACCGTCACATCAAAGGTCCGGTCAAACCCTGTACTGTAATCGCCTTGGTTGATATGCTTCGTGAAGGCCAATCCACCAACCGTGGCCGTGACATCCACACCTGTTCCGCTGGATGTGTCCACATGGACCGGGAATTTCAGCCGGTATGAATAGGTCGCACCCGTACCGCCGGGGGCCGTTTGGATCGCTCCGTTCGTGTCCAGCGTTCCGGTATAACCGTTCAGGTCCTGCCGTATGGCAATCGCTTCCCGGTAATTCACAGCAGAAGAATCCAGCGGCTTTACCCAAATCCGTCCATCAACACCGTCCGGCGGCTCCGTGGAAACCACGATATCATTACTGCTCAGGAGGGGAACACCGTCCGTGGTGTAATGTTCGCCTTTCAGCGTTCCCTTCTTCACCGCCAACCCGGTCTCGTCAATGTCGATGTTCTCAGATGCAACCTTGAACTGACCGTCACTCTCGACTTCAAACAGGCTCCCGGCTTTGATCTTGATATGCTTGCCCAGCATATCAATGCCGTCCCGTGACATGCCGATCTCGGTCATCACGCCGTCAATATCGCTGACTTGCAGCAGGATGCCGCCGACAACCAGCGAGATATCGCTGACATTGCCTTCAATATCACCGATCTCCAGCTTCAGCTCCCCGGCAACGCCGCTGATGGAAGTGTAGTTCCCGTCCTCGTCTTTGATGAGGCAAAGGTCCTTCAGCTTCGTGCCAAGGTCCTGAACCCTCAACCGCCCAAACCGCCGGTAAATGTCATCGAAAATCTCGTCAAGCTGGAGGATCAGCGCCCTACCTTGCTTGTCGAACGATGCCGGTATTCTCAGCGGTTGATGCTGCTGGATCGTTGAATACTTCTCGTTATCAGACATCTAACCACCTCAATCCGGGTCGGTCTCCACTACCATCTGAATGCCGCCGGTCAGCCTCCAGCAAGCTCCGGGATGGATGCCCAGCGTTTCAATGATCAGCCGGAACTTCCGGCCCGTGCCGCCAAAGCGCACATGCTTCTGCTTCGCCTTGGCAATGGTCGGCTGGACCGTCACACACTTGGTCTTGGTCTTCTTCTCCGTCTGAATGCTGAACCGGAAGGTTACCGGATACCGCCGGACTTCCGGGGAGAACAGAATTTCAAAACCGCCCTTGTTATAGGTCTTCCGTCCGAAGTCAATCCACGGTGTCACCCACTTCGTTGCCTTGCCGGTGGCATGATCCGTGTCCCATGAGTCATACGGGAGCTTCAGGATTTTCCCCGGCTGGGAAGAGCTGGTCGCATACAGGGCATCATTGGTCGGCATGAAGCTCTCAATGAAAGTGTCTGTATAGTACAAAATCGTCCGATCCGTCAGGTTGAACACGATCATGTCATTGTTGACCGTGCTGTTCCCTGTCGGAATGGACAGATAATATTTCTCTTTGTAAAGAACACCGCACATCTGATCCATCGCAGCGCTGTTGATCGTCTTCCACAGCTTCTCGATGGCTTCCCGTGCGTAGGGGTTCACGCTCAGGCCGTCATATACGCTCAGGCCATCCCGTTCCACCATGAATATCCGCTCGACATCCACGGCAATCGTGTTGGCAAAGGGGGCGCCGCCACCGTACTGTTCCTTGAAGGTGTACTCGCCGGGGTCGGTCCCAAGGATACGCCAAACACGCTTACCCTTGAAGGCGATGAGCTGGCTGCCAAACTGCCGGAGAGCGGTGAAACTGTCCCCGTCCCAGCTCGGCTGCTGGATATCGCCAGCACCGTCTTCCGGCTCCTCGCTCTCGCCGGAGATCGTCCAATTCGTAGGATCAAACGGACGGGAGTACATCAGCATATCCGGGTCTTCCGGGATCGCACCACCCCAAATCCGCTCGGCATAGCGTTCGATCACGCCAAACTTCTTGCCGTTGGTGTCCACGGCTTCAACCGCCCAATCCGGGTTGCTGACCGTTGCCGTGTACGGAGGCTTGATGATGATCATACCGTCTACGGCATTGCTCATCAGCAGCACATCCACCGGAGCGGTACTGCCTTCCGGGTTGATCTCGTAGGATGCCCAGCTCCACACATCGCTCCCGTAGGCCGTTACGCCGGTTGGAAACGCAAGCTGGGCAAAATCACTCATTGCGGATGTCTTGTAGTAAATCTTCCCACCCGTAGCGGCGAACAGCACTTCCGGGTCTTCCGATCCCGTGTACCACCGCCGGTACAGATGGGCCAGCGTTTCAATCCTCCCGGAGAATCCGTAAGGAAGAACCTCCTGTTCCGCTTGCGGCTGCAACACGCCATACGGGGTCTCAACGTTCTTGGCTTCCACCGCATAGCGGATATCCGTGCCAACATTGTCCCCGGCCTGTTGCAACCCAAGGAACGAGGAGAGGAAGACATCCGCATCGTAGGCTTTCAGCACGAAATACGCCATCTTCCCCACCTCACTCCGGAATGTTGATGAAATTCCTGTACCGCTTCAGCGTTCCGTCATCATTCATTCCATTCTTGCCGCCTTCACCGGCGATCCTCGCAAGCAATTCCTCAAACCGCTGACGGAAAGCGTAGCCTCTCTGCTGTTTCTGCGGATTGCCGTTGCGATAGACCAGCCATGTGGCCCAATCGGACAGATATTGGTGCATCCACTCGGGAAGGTTCGGATCATCCGTGTCCTGCTCCATTGTCGGATACATCTCGCTTGCCGGGTCTACATGCTGATGGTCAAAAGCCACCACGATCCTGTCATAGCCGTCATTGATGTAATCGACAATGTGCGGCTCAAAGTCTTCAAGGTCATCCGCATCGTTGTTCGTCTGAAACATGATCTGTTCCTTGATCTCTTTCAGGGTCATGGTGCATCACTCCTCAGATCTGTTTTCCGTAGCGCTCCTTCAGCGCCATGTACACCGGAACCGTGACATCCACAAATTCTCCACGGAGAATCCGGGTATGCTCCTCGCCCTTCTCATTGGCAAGGGTCACATGCTCGTACTGATCCACCGCCACGCTGCCATCATCCTCCAGCCTCGGCAGGATAATCCGCACACGGGGGCCGCCGTCTTCCTCCTTCGGTTTCGGAACGGCAAAAGTCAGGCTGTCTTTCATCGCTTTTTCTTCATTCACAACAGGGGTTTCTTTTTCTTTCGTAGCCATATTCAGGCTCCTTTCTGTTAAGCCTTGGTCCAAGTCTCACTCGTTTCATCGAACAGATACACATCGCCGGTATCCGCTTCCGTGAACTTGCTGCCTGTGCAGCAATTGGTCGGCTTGGTGTCGGTAGACAGACCAGCAAACTCAAAGTAATTGATATCATCCGGCTGAAGCCGCTTTTCGATCACACGAACCATCGGTATCATCTCCTTGTTATAAAAAAGTGAGGCTACCCGTGGGTCAAGCGGATAGCCTCGGAAAGAGAGGAATTGGGGAGCCAGCGGAGGTGGACCGGCTCCCCGGGAAATGTCTTAGGCGCTTACGCTGTGTTCAACACGGCAGATGAAGTCATCCTGAATGACCGCACAGGCGAAGTGCTTCACCTTCCACGCAATCGAGCCACGCTGTTTGAGCGGATCGGCGCTGCCCTCGCTGCCCAGCGGCATGATGATGGTCTGAATGTTCGGCTTGCCCTTGCCGCCGCCCAGCTTCACGAGGCCGAAGGCGTGCTGACCGTAAATCAGGGAAGCATGGACTTCAGCACCGCTGGTAGCACCGCCGGAAGGAACAACCTTCAGGGACTTTGCGGTGGTCCAATTGGCGGTCACAGAAGCCGCAGGGACCCAGCGGAATACGATCTTCGTCTGATTCGCCGTGCCGGACGGATACACCCGTTCCACGCACATGGGGGTCACATAGTCCGTGCCGGAGTTGGTGTACTGCACATACACCATCTTGCCGGTCAGCTCACGGGCCTCGTCCTCGCTCATGGTATCCGCAACGATCATCGTGCGGTTGGCAGCATCGAAGTTGGCGTAGGCCGTCAGGTACGCCTTGGAGCCATACAGATAGGACTCGGCGGCGAAAATCTTGCCGTTGTCCACCTCGAAGAACTTCACCTTGTAGATGTTGCCCAGCTCGTAGGACTTCACCCGGCTGTCATCCTGGTACACGCTGACATCGTTCCAATGCTGGTCCTGAGTCAGATCGTAGTAGGTGTCGTGGTCGATCTTCGCATGGAAGTAGCCATCCGGGAACGGCTGCGCACCCTTCTTCTTCAGGTTGCGGACAACCTTCTTGATGACCGCATAGGTCAGGATGTCGGAAGAGGTCAGCGCAGCACGGCTTGTTACGCTGCCGGGATACATCACATTCAGGCCAGCGCAGATCTGATCACGGCCCACGGTGTCAATGGACAGGGCCGCCTGACGGGTCAGCCGTTCAGCGATGGCATCGGTTTTCTTGTCCACATGGAACAGATCCAGCTCATCGGTGTAGGCCATCCAGCCGCCGAAAGGCTTGGTCATGACGGTGAACGCCGTCTCGGTCAGCTTCTGACCGTCCGGGGTCACGCCTTCAGCCAGGGGAGTAGTGATGGCAGGAAGTTCGGAATAGCGCCACATGCGGACATGCTTTCCGTTGCCTTCCGGCTGGTCGATCATGTCGGCATCATCGAGATACCGCAGATTCGGTTCGACATTCTGCATGGCCTTCCGCTGGATGTAGGTTTCAACCAGGGAGGGGGCGGTGGCGGCATCATAGGAATAGTTCATGTTTACGTTAGGCATGGATTACACGCTCCTTTAACTTTGTCGGATGCGTGCCCCTTTCTGAACTCGTTCTTCCAGCCGCCGGAACTGCTCATCTGTCATGTCCATGATGGCATTGGTAGGCTGGCTGGTTGCGGCTCCATTGGGAGAACGCATCGGTGCAGGAGGCTTGCCTCTCTTCGGCTGTTTGCCGATCTCCTCGGCAACATCGTAGAAGTCAATCTCTCCTGCGATTACTCTGTTTTTGATATCAGGGTTCTCATTGAATGCCTTGATGACATCCACGCCGGTCCGGTTCTTGATCTGCGAAGCCTGATGCTTCAGCATGTCGATCCGGGCCTGTGTTGCGGCATCATTGTTGGCATCCTGTTTGGGAGCGAACTGACCGTTGGCGTTGCGAGGCTGACCATTCGGCTCCTCAATTGATGGGGCCGGAAGTCCCTGTTTCAAACGAAGGTATTCCTCGGCGGTTTCAACGCTGCGGAATTCTCCCTTCTTCACCAGCTCCTGCGCATCGGCCTTCAGCATCCGTTCCTGCATTGCTGCAAGCTGCTCCCGGAGAGGGTTCAGAACGGATTCGTATTCCTTCCGTACCTTCTCCACCGCCTTCTCAATCCGGCCCTTAACATACCCCGGTTCCTCCTTGGCCTTTGGAGCATCCGTTGTCTGTTCCGGCTCGTCCTGTTCATCAGCGGCCTGACCTTCTTCAGCGTTTTCATCAAGCGCTTCAGAAAGGTCGATTTCGGTCTCGTCCGTTTCCTCCACGAATCCTTCCGGAAGCTGATCCGCTTCCTCGACTTCATTGGGGATGGCGTTAGACTCAAAGTTATCCATAGGTTCTCCTTTCCTCCACCGCAAATCACGGCTGGAAGTCGAATATGAAAAACCTCGCAAATCACGAGGCTTTTACCGTGTTTTCTTGGCGTTCTTCTTAAACGCCCGGTCATAGGCGGCAACCACATCACGGCTTGGCTTCGGTTGCAGTTTATTGGCAATCTGTTGCCTCGGCTGTGCTTTTACGGCAACTTTCCGTTCTTCAACCGCCTGTCTCTCTCTCTGCTGGAGCTTCTGCGCAATATTCTGCGTGGACTTCCTCGGAAGCTCCCGGAGTCCACTCCCATCATGGTACACAATGTTCTTCAACCTTTTCCGGCTATGAAGGTCCTGCTGACTCGCCATTCACATTCACTCCTTTATGTCGGCAGCGGCATTCCTGTCTGCTGTCCGAAGTTGTTCTCAGCCTGGTTGACCATTGCGCTCTCTTCCGGTTCCGTTCCGGGGGTCTGCCCCAGCCGTGCCTTCACGGAGGAAAGCGCATCGCCCATCTGCATGGTGGTCTGCTTCAGGTGCTGGTTCTCTTCTGCCATCTGCTGCATCTGCTGGCCCATCTGCTCAACTTGCTGCTGCATCTGCTGCATCTGCTGCTGATAGGTCTCATTGCCCTCGATGATCGGCAGGATTTTGTCCTTGCCGTCCAGGTTCAGAATCTTGATCAGCGAGGACAGGGGGAAGAACTGCTGGGCCTGAGCGGACATCGTGTAGGCTTCCATGAACATCTGATTCTGATTGGCAATCCGCTGGGGATCACGGCTGGAAATCTCGATCTGCACGGTATACGGAGGAGGATTCACCGCCCCCTTCGACTTGCCGAACAGCTTCTCCATGTTCACCTTCAGCTCACGGGTTACGCCCTTCCGGCCCGTAATCATCATCACCCGGTTATCATCGTAGAACTGACTCATCAACCAGATGACCTGTTCCACAACATCCTTGAAGAAGTATTTGATCTGCTCCGTGCGCATGGAGGAAATCTTGCCGCCAGCCTGGATCAGGGAGTTGATCGCCTTACCGGAAACAATACCGCCGGTGGTCTCACCACGGGTGAACTGATTCGCACCGGAGTCCTGCTTCAGATCGGTCTCAAGCTGGAGCATCATCTGATTGATCATGCTGTTGAACGGTGGCGTACTCATCCATTGGATATTGTCCGGAGTAATATTGTTGCCCTCGATGATGTCATTCTCCCAATCAGCAAGAGCCTCAATGTCAATACCGGCATCCTTCCGGACCAGCGCCCTCGTCTTGGATGCCATCCGGAGGTTCATGTCCACATAAGCCATGTACCGGTTGATATACCGCATCATCGGTGCAAGCTGGGTCACAAGGCCCTCACCGGCGAGACAGCCTTCAATCGTGTCGCATGGCAGGATCGAGAACGGATAAAGGCCGTGATCGTATACGCCAAGCTGGACCTCCAGCAGAGCGTTCCCGGCTGCATACGCCACATTGATCTTGTACCGCCGGGTCTTGGCATCGTAATCACGCCACCAATACTCAATCAGCAGCGCACGGGCCTCATCGCTCCCGGTATCCTCAACGGCCTCCTGAGCGGTGGTCATGCCAACATTCTCATGGTTTCCCTTCTCAGCGCCGACATACCGGCCCTGTTCCGGGTAGTGAGACCGGAACCAAGAAAGCGGATGCCAGCTCAGTTTCATCACCGCTCGGCAATCCTGAATGTTCTCGGCCTTGGGGTCCCAAAGGAAAGCCTCGATGGGCCAGCGGATAATGGCGATCTCGCCCTTTCCGTGGTTCATGTCCGGGTCCCATGCCGTCTGGCAGACCATCGTGCCGGGACCGTAGAAGTCCTCGCACAGCCGGTAATGAGTCTGCTCAAAATCGTTTGCGCAGTAGATAACGTAATGAACCATGTCCTGAAGGTCATCTGCCGCTTCCTGCATCGCTGCGGTCTCCGGCATCAGCCGTGCCTCCGGCATGGAGAGCATCTGATCGGCAATTACGTTGTTGACCGTACTCTTCAGGGTCTGAAGCTGGAGGGTCTTTTTCCCTGAAACCTTCTTCGACTTCGATGTGTCCTGATCCGGGTCATCCATGTGGAGAATCTTCCGTGCTTTCTTGGCGGCATCGTGGTACGGTTCGTTTCCATGCTGGAACAGCTCCAGCCGGTCATAAATCCGGTTCAGGAGCGCTTCCTCTCCACGGCTCAACGGCTGTTCTTCGGAATAGCTGGTCTCATCGACCATCGCCTCCAGCTCGTCAGCGATCTTCTGAAGCTCTTTCTCGTCATCCTTGGAGATTTCCAGCCTGGGAAGTGCTTCAGCCATCTGTATCACCTACCTCATCTACTAAAAGGATCGAACGGCTTGTATACCGGCGGTGTCTTCTTCTTAGGCACAACGGGGTGATCCATGCAAACGTAACGCAACATATCGTATGCATGGGTGATCCTCCGCATCGGAGTCAACATCCTCGGTCTTCTTCTGCGAGTAAGGCAGAGTTGGGAACGTTCGGATAAACTCCCTGCATGTATTGAATACTTGCAGTTTCGGTCTGCCGTTGTCATCAAACCGCAGCCGTTCGTGGACTTGCATCTTGCCAGCCATCCGTGCGTGATCGCCTTTGTTGAAGACAACACCCTGTCGGCGGCCCATATATCCGGGAGCCATCTGATCAGCTACGCTGTCTCCACGGCTCTTGTCGAAGATCGCCGGATCTGCGGTACGGATCACCGTGAGGTTGTCCTTCATCTCGGTCTCTTCCCGTTCAAGGATGCCGTCTGAAATCTGTATCGGTGTCAGCTCAATGCCGACATTCGCCTGTCTCGGTTTACAACCGTACCACTCACGGTACATGTACATGGTTTGATCAGGCCCAATGGCGAACCATCCGCAGGAAAACGGCTTGGAGTACCCGTGGTCAAAACCGAAGTACCGGGGCCAATCCAGCGGAATCTCAAACGGCTCGATCACATGGGTCCACCGGCGGTCAATGTAGTGATTCGGATCGTCCTTCCACTCCTTGAACACCTGGCCCTCGAAGGAATCCCAATCGCCGTTCAGCAGCGCCGCCCGAAGAGCCGGTGGCTTCTGTTCCAGCTCGAAGATGTAGTCATCCGTGATGAACGGATTCTCCATCGCCAGCGCCGGTATGTATTGGGTCCGGATCTTCTTGGACTTGTGCAGGGTCTCGGAGAAAATCTCCTGTTCGAGGATCTCCATGTACGGTCCGGCATCCACGAACATCTTCTTCACCCAGCCGTGTCCGATGTTGCCTGGGTTGCTGGCAGAGCGGACAATCGGAACCACGCCAAGGCTCTTCTTGGCACGGAGACGGGTTTTGATGAAATCGTAGACCACTTGTTCAAACGAGGTCAGTTCGTCAAAGTAGAGAAACTGAATCTCGATACCGGAATACTTGAACCGATCAGCCTCGGATTCACAATGCCGGAACAGGATCTTGCTCCCGTTCTTCAACCGGAATTCATGCCGTCCGGCATTGTACTTCGCCAGCGCCTCCGGGTAGGAAGCCTGTGCCTCTTTGATGTCCGTGTCCTCCAGCTCCTGATAGGTCCTCCGGAAAACACAGGCCGTGGTTCCGGGAAACTTCAGGCAGCGGAAGAGCGCATCCATGATCAACGCCTTCGTCTTGCCGCCGCCAGCAGCGCCGCCGTACAGAATCTCGTTGGCTTTGCTGGCATGGAAGATCGCCTGTTTCGGTGTCGGCTTGTAGTCAATGGTTACGATGGGCAATCATCCCACCTCATTCCTCTTCGCCGTCCGGCGTTCCGATCTCCGGCATCCCGGCTCCCTCGGCAAACTGAATGGTCACCGCATTGTCCTCTTCCGCAAACAGCCGCTTGCTCGTGAACGCAACAATGTCATTCGCCGCCTTGTTCGCCAGCCAAGGCTCCGTGGAGTCCATCTGATCCGACAGAACCCTCACGCCCTTCCCCAGCAGCTTCGGAGAAATCACCTTGGCAATCTCATCCTTGAAAACTTCCATGAAGTCCGGATACCTTCTGTACCGGGAGAGCTTGCACTCGTAGTTGTGAAACTTCTTCGGATCATCAGCCTCTTCCAGGTGGTAAAGCTCTTTGATGATCTCCCGTGTACTGTATCCACGAGCTGTCATCCTCACGAAAAATTCTCCGTCTGCATCCAGCTTCGTTGGCTTCGGTCTCGGCATCACTATCATCTCCTTCCCCCTGCCTCCCGGATACCGGGGAGGAGAGGCTATTTTTCGTTACACCGCCCAGCGGTGCGGAGTCCCTGTCACATTCAGACCCCCCGGGGTCTCCGGTTCGGACCCCCTCCCCCGGGTCAGGGACGGGGCCGGGGTTAGTTTTTGCACAGCTCCGGGCCGTCCCAGCTGCCGTGCTGCTCCACCTGAAATCCATCAAAGCCTTATGTATCAACGGTTCCAAGGGATTATCAGGGCCATTTTAACTATTCGCTAAACAACTGTTTTACGAATAGTTGGTAGAAACAGGGATCAAAAATGGACCGGAGGAAATCCTTCCGGCCCTTTGTTTTCAAGGCTTCCAGCCTCTTTCCCCGGTACAGGGGGTGGGGTACTCGCTCACGTTCAATTCTATGCCTGTTCCCCTTCCGGGAGATATGGTTTTGACCGCTATAGTGGAAGGGATTGGGATTGTGGTGGGTAGTTGGTTGGATTGTAGTGGGTAGTTGGTAGATGTGACCGGTGTTTTGTGGTGAATCAGGAATCAGGTGGGATTTTCATTGTTTTCTGTTCCTTTCATGCCGTCAGGCTGTATTTGGTTCCCATCGGTCCCGGTTGGGATTTGGGTATGAAAAAACACCGGGTTGTTGGTCCGGTGTTGGTGGGTTGGTAGGGGTTAGGGGGGGGGAAGGGTCCCTGTTGAGCTGTTCAGCTCATCGTAACACATTTTACTGATGATGCTTGCATTGTGATAGACCAATTTGTTACAAATTTGTTAAACTTTCAGCCTTTGTGCCTCTGATCTGGTGTTTTTGGGCCTTTTTGGCAGCCGTTTCGACCTACTCGCAGTAAGGCGAGATGGCTTTTTTGCTTGTGGCTGAAAAAAAGTGTTGACAGATGGGTCCGACCGGGTGTATTCTGTTCTCGCCGGATGGGTCTGACCCAACCGGACCAGAAGAACCGGATGGTCCACCGGAACAAAACGAACAGCATTGAAGGAGGACAAAAGCAATGACTACCACATACACCATCAACCACAACGAAGCATTCAACAGCATCGAGATTCTTTTTGATGGCAAGCCGTCCGAAGCAATCCGTGAAGCTCTTAAAACTCTCCGGTTCCGCTGGCACGGTGTCAAAAAAGTATGGTATGGCTACAAAACAGAGGAAGAGGTCCGGGAGGCCATCGAAGGCGCTGAGAGCGGCGAAAAATCCACCAGCAAAACCGCCAACAAAACGAATGCCGAAAAGGTTAACAAGTTCGGTGTCAAGGTTGGCGATATCTTCCACGCATCATGGGGTTACGAGCAGACAAATAACACATTTGTTCAAGTAATTGCGCTGTGCGGCGAACAATCCGTCCGGGTCCGTGAAGTTTACCCTGAAATAACAAAAGAGAGCGCTATCGGCCCTATGTCAGCAGATTATACCTACGAAATCAACAACAAACTTCTCCCGGTTCGCAGCTCCTCCGTGTTCATCAAGGACCAGCAAAAAGGCGATATCAAGCGCCTTTGCGAGTGGGGGAAAGATTCCGTAGCAATCAAGCTCGACAGCTTCGCCTATGCTCACAAACTGACCGAAGGAAGCCACAAATTTTATGATAGTTGGTACGCCTAATCCTGGAAAAATCCCACCTGACGAGAGCTGGACGGTTACCAGCCGAAACGGCCTCCGGGCCGTAGTGGGAAACCACAAATAAAATGACGGGAGGAACAAACCAATGACAACTACCATGATCGAAGCTCTGCGTGAGGAAATCGAATTCATCAGCGGCATCATCGAATATTCTGACGATCAGGACCTGATCGAACTGACATCCATTGATGATGCGAAGGTTCAGTCCACCGAATTCATCAACGAATACGCTCCTGACATCCCCGGCTCCCTTGCCGATCCGGAAGTCATGATGATGGCATGGAATGCCGCCGTCCGGGAGGAAAAAGCGATTCGCCGCCACCGGAAAATCGAACAGGAAGACGAAGAAAACGCAAAGCGGTTTCCTGACAGCCTCCGATTCAAGGCCGCATATGAAGACGGCTCAAGCTGCTTCTTCGATCCGGACCAGCTTTCTCACGATCTCTGCCGGGTCGGATATGACGAAGTACACCGTGAAATCATCGCCAAGGCTCTGATGGCCTACATGAAAAAGTGAGGAGGAATGAAAAATGGCACGGATCAGCATTGATACCATGAAATTCACATTCGTTTCCAAGCGTGATGTCATGTGGCATGTCGAATGCTGGAAAGGTTCCACCGGAATCTATTATGGCTACATGTGGCACAGGAAACCGCTGGAACGTGTCACCGGAGGATGGCGAGAGGCAAGAACAGATGCTTACGCAAAGATTACGAAAGAAGCCGCAATGATCGCCAAGAAAAAACACGGGATCACGCTGGAAATCGGTTGACACCGGCAGACGGGAGCCGGACCCCGGCTCTCGTAGCCGCTGCCAGCAGCGGAGAAAGAGAGGAAAAACATCATGGAAGCAAGGAAAATGAGAGAGTATCGCATTGTTGCAACAATCGATACCGAACACGGTGACGGAAGGAAGTACCACCACGAAACGGCTACCCCGTGGAGGGATGGTCATCCGTTCAACCATCATCCCTACAAGACAAAGAGCGATGCAAAACGGGTGCTGGTATTTCTTCGGAAAAGCTGCAAGGAGTTTGACGAGAGAACCGCAAAAACTTTTGCGAAGAACCCTTATGACAGCATCAAGTACACGCAAACCAATATCCGGGTGCAGATGCGAGAAGTAACAGAATGGTCCGATATCGATTAACCACAACTGATTTCGGCACACGGGAGCTGAACTCCAGCTCTCGTAGCCGGGACCAGTTGCCCGGAGAAAGAGAGGATAAGCTCATGGAAATCAGAGAGAATGCCGGATACAAAATCATCGCATCAATCCGGACCGGGAAGAACAAGGAAATCGTGATCGGACAGCATCCAGCGGCCCCGGCTCAGTTTGTTTGCTGGGATTGCTGCAACGGCAACGATTATGACAACGGTGTTTATACCATGAATTATCGTCAGGCCCTGTATGCGATGGCTGAACGAATTCAGAAAAACTATGACTATTTGCCGGTTGAATGGAAGGAGGATTGACCATGCTGGAAAAGGTTGGAAAAGAATGGCTCCGGACTGAGTTCCGGGTCAACAAAAAAGGTGCGGAATGCTACCGGACCGAAGACCGGGAAGAAGCGGTCCTGAAGCTGAAATCCTTGCAGGAGAAGCGGCCCGGAATCTACACCATGCAGACGAGAAGCCGCCGGGAGAACAAGTACGGTCAGCCGATCATCAGCCACAATGACGGCTGGGGCCTGTGGGGATAACTTGACAGATGGGTTATACTGATCCGGGAGGGATGAAGATGGTATCAGAAGCAAAGAAGGCTGCCAAGGCACGGTATGATGCCAAGACAGCATACAAAGTGAGCCTGAAGCTGAACGTAAACACGGATGCGGACCTGATCGAGCTGCTCCAGCGGCAGGAAAACGTACAAGGGTTCATCAAGGACCTGATCCGCAAGGAATTGAAAAACCGGGGGGAATGATCCTCCCGGTTATTTTTTATTGCTTCTCTCCTCGGAAACTTAACGGTGTATCCCTTGGGAATACTTCTCTTATATGCTTCGTATTCTTTTATCCCCCTTTCGATCTCTGCCCGTAAGTATTCCTCAATCAGTATGCTATCTGCATATCCAGCCATTTTCCAAGTGTACAGATCGCCAACGGTTACAAGCTCATACAGAATACCATTCATGGAAATTCTAACCATTGGCATTGTCCCTCGCCTTCTTTGCCGCAATCAGCGCATATCCGTGCGCTCTGTAGACGGAATTTCGGTCTTTGTACCCCATCTCGTCCGAAATGGAGGGCCAGCTCATCCCGGCAAGGTAGCGGAGAGTCAGGAGCTGGCGGTATTTTTCCTGCGGAATCCGGGAGATGAGGTTCTCAGCCTCGTGGATAATCTTGGCGTAGTCATCGATCTGCCGCTGGAGCTGGGCCATAATGTCCACCATGCCCACGGCGGCAAGCTCGACACGGCTTTGACCACGCTGCCCGGACCCAGGCATCCCGGTGAGCTTCGGAGAGATCGAAAATCCCATATCCTCAAAATGCCGTTTTTTCGCCCCAAGAAGTCGCATCTCCCTCTCGGCTGAACGAACTCTCATAAAATACTCTTTCGTGGCTTATTGCCCCCCTTTTGATCGAAATAGAGGTATTCACGAAGGCGAGTTGTTTTCTGACTTCCCGGAAGGCTCTTTTTCGCCACTACCCCCAAGCACTTCTTCCGGGGTTTTCATTCTCAACATCCAATCCGGGCAGCCTTTGCCAGCTTCCCGGCATTCAGGATGTTCGCAATCGCCATTGAAGTCCTCGCAGAACTCGCACGGGGAGCCGCCAGCAATCATGTGGTCAATGCATTGATTGTAGCTTACAATGTCGGCTTGGTTCATCGAGTTGACGAACTGAAGGTCTGCGATCTGCTTCACCAGGGCGTGACGGTCCATTTTTCTTGTTGCCTGTTTTGCGTTCATGTTTTCTCCTCCTCGGTAATTTGTTTTCGCACATCATTGCGCAAAGCTCGTCAAGGTCATCAGTTTCTACTGAAATACCCAAGATAAGTCCCTCCCAGCTTTCGGATCATTGATCGAATAAGGCTCCTGTCATCTGCCGGGAATGCGATTTCAAATTCTTCGTCATTGACAATGTCTTCAAGAATCCCAAGCAGCAGACTTTTCTCCGCATCGGTAAACATCAATTTCCCCGGATGGTGGATCTCGGTCCAGCCTTAATCCGGCCTCCTTTCACAGAATTAGAATGTTTCCCCAATAGTCCGGTTTGTATTCCAACGTTCGTTTGATCATCCGCTGGGCCGTCCGTTTCCATCTCGCTTTCCGGTAAGCCTTGCGGAAGTAATCAATCCCGGTCACGGTTCCGTTCAGGATGGTGATGTACATCCTCATTCCGCTCCCTTCGGCGGCGGTGGGCAAGGCTGATCGTCTCCGTTGTAGTTCATGTGGTTTATCATCTGCCATTCTTCGGAAACACGAGATATCCGTTCATCCCATGCTTTTGTAACTTTGTTAATTGGTGTTTTACAGTTCATACATCTATTCCCGACTTCATTACTGTAAAATGTTGCATGGCATACCGAACATTCATAAGCACAGATGTTCGTATAATCAGCAACCGCACCCCAATCGATCCAATGCGGTTCAGCCATCCCCGTCACCTTCCTTCCGAAACATCTTTGCCGTTTCATGTATCGCATCGGAAAACAGACTTGCATAAAATTCCTTGCAATCATCGCAAATATAGTCTGTTGCCTT